GTTACATCTCTTCTAATGTCTTCAGGGTCTACGTTTTTAGCTTTCCAATCAGAGTCATCCTTGTATTCCTCGCCTGTTTTCTTGTTTGTTATCTTTTCTATTATCTTTTCTGGTTTTAGTTCCATCATTATGTTGTTACCTCCCTTGGCTGTATTTCTAATATAGAGGCTATGACGTGCAGCTCGTTCGCGTCAGCAGCTTGTACCTTTAATACTTCACTCTCTTCCATTACAAGTGGATTAGTTAAAAGTTCTGTTGTTGCTTTAGATCCTATGGCTTTGTCTTTAAATAAGTTAAATATTGTGCCACTAGAATTAACTAAAGTTATAGTTATTGTAGATCCTGATCCAGCGTCTTCAGACACCAACAATGATTTTACAACAGTAGTAGTTGCTGTTGGCACTGTATACAGTGTTGTTAAATCTGTTGTAGTTAAATCTACTTTTTTATTTTTAAAACTATTAGCCATTAATTAATAAAGAAGTTAAATGCTTCTACCTCTTGTTTTAATTCTTCTTGAAACGTTGTGTTTAATTTTTCTACAATTGCATCAAGATCTCTTACTTGTGCTTCTGCAGTTGTTACTTCATATTCTTTACTTGGTCTTGTTAATACTTGTACTATTTTTGCCATTATCGTCTCCCGTCTGGTTGTATGTCTAATCTAAAAGTTCCTAGCTTCCAACTTTGACTAGCTCCTGTATTAGCTATTTTTAATGAAATAGCTCTTGCTCTTGCACGTGTATCTACTTTTTGTGTAGATGATGACACTGTAAAAGGTCCAAGTGATGAGCTTGCTTGAGTGTCGCTTGGAAAATCTCTTAATTGTAATGTAATTTGTGCATTACCTGTTTGAGAAACAAAGTCTGGTATGAATCTTCTAATTTTCATTAAAAACTCTCCGTCTCCTCTAAGATCAGGAATTCCAGTTGATTGTCCTGTTATACCTCTTCTTTGACTTATGTCAAAGTCTCCTGATTCAATACTAGAAGTAATTGTTGTAGTAGTTGAGCCTTTAACCTGATCGGTTCCTGTTTCATGTTCATAATAAGTTGTAATACCATCAGTATTACCTACAACATCAAAAGAGGAGTCAGTGTCCGCATCATAGAAAGTTGCATGCGGTTTACCAAACACAGCTGAGTCTTTCCATGAGGTTCTAGCAAGTGTGCCTATTGTCCAAACTGGTCTTTGTGGTGATGAATCAAAATAATTATAAGCGACCATTTTATTTACAACGGATGACGTTGATGACGGATAAAACCATATAACCTCACCAAACAAATTATTTAATCCTGCAGTAACCATTTGGTTACCAGATTCTAAATTTATATCATCGTAAACGTGATCTTCTACCAAACAAGCTAGTGATTCTAGTTTACCAGCATATCTAAAGAAACCATTTTCTGACATCCAGTATGCAGCACCATCAACTTCTACACATGCATTCTGTCCAGCAAGTCCACAGTTAGTTCCAACTTGTGCAAAGGCAAAAGTAAATGGTTGACCAACAAAACGTTGAGTAAACAAAGAAGTGTCAGTCCAAACATAAAGTGCATCTCTACCTCTGATTGCTCCTCTGATCTGTGATCCGTCAGCCAGTCTTTGTGTGCCGGCTGTATTGGTTGCTGTAGGTGTATAAGTGTTTATATCCTCTTGGTCCGAGAATCTAATAAACATATCATCTTGTGTATCTGCATCACCTATTGTTGTTTCTGTTCCATAAAATACTAAGTGTCTATCCGGTGTTGATACGACCATATGCCTTGATGCCGTTGGTGCACCAGATATAATTGTTGCTCTTGTGGTTGTTGCATTTGATAAACTAGAGTCCCATTCAAAACATGCGTTGTCATGAATTAAACAAATTGCTTTATCACCAAAGTTATCAAGTGACCACATACCAGGTTCTAATACTAAGTCACCAGACGCAGCCTCGCCCCATGCAACATAATCACTTGTGTTAGTTACTGTGGCACCATCTGAGTGAGATGCAGCTGTAGTGTTTCTCACACCTCTTGTAACACCAGTCAAAGTGTTTGTTGAAATACCTGTGTAAGATATTTCTTCTGTGCCTATTAATATAAAGTTTGTACCTGAACTTGGAAACTGTGATACATCCGTTAATACTATTGTGGTTGTCGAATCATTGATTGCACCATTTAAAGTAGTAGTAGCAGCTCCAGGTTCTTCTCCACCCCAAGAACCAAGACCCCAACCAAAACCTTTCGCCTGCACTGCAGGTCCTACTGGATAATAATGTTGTACTCTTATTCCACCTGATGTTGTTGCACCAGATCCTGTTTCATTTGATGGCATTGTTATAGTTAGTGTCGTAGTTGTTGGAACTGTTGTAACCATAAATTTTTTATCATCAAAATCAGAAGAACTAAAATTAGAACCAGTTATAGCGGTAAAGTTATCTAAAAGTATTATATCTCCCGCGCTAATGTTGTGAGACGTAGAAAAAGTTATAGTTACTACCGCTGATCCATTGGTAGTGCTAAATGCGTTTGTAAGTGTAGTTGTTGTTTTGATTGGGTGTATGTCATAAAATACACCTCCAGAGTAAGCATATAAAATTCTGTTTGTACCAATAATAGCGTATTTTCTACCTAAACTGTTATTGTAATGATGAAGTCCTCTAGCTGACCCAGTAAGATCATTAACTCCCAACTGTTTCCATCCACCTATTTTTTCAGGTGTGCCATATCTAAATCTAACATTATCACAGTTAACCCACTGACCTTCTGCTCCAGTTTCTGATATTTGCTTGTTTATGCCTGGTTGAAACCCTATTTTTTGTAACATATTATTTACTTACCATTTAAATTTATAGTATACAATTTTTAAAAAGAACCTATAATACAATGCTTTTATGAATCTTTCCATAGGAACCCCGCTTTTAAAGGCGCACTTTGATAATCATTTAAACCTTAAAAATAACCTATTATCTCTAATTGATCAATCAAAAATTGAACCCGATAAGGTAGAATTTAAAGATGTTTTTCAGAAATTAGATTGGAATCAGTCCTCTGATTTCAATAGACCTTGGGTTAAATACTGTATTGCAGATATTCAAAATCAGCTATCAAAAATGAGTTATGATATAGGATTTAAATCAATTCAAATAAATCAAATATGGTTTCAACAATATGGTAATCAAGGCACTCATGGTTGGCACATTCATGCTAATAATTTTACAGGTGTTTATTATTTAGAGTTTGATGAGCATCAATATACTCAATTATTGGACCCTCTTGATTTAGATAGGGCGATTTCATTAAGAGTTGTAGAGGGTGATTTTATCGTTTTTCCATCACATATTATACACAGATCTGGTGTTAATCAGACAGAAAAAAGAAGAAGTATCATTTCTTTTAATTTTGATGTAAAAGATATTAGAGATGATTTATTAGCAGAAAGAACTATTAAATATGTATACTAAAAAAGAAGTTACTTTTATAGACGATGTATTAACAAAAGAAGAAAATTTAGCACTACTAAATAAACTTTGTTATCACCAATGGTATTTAACTAAATGTAAAGACTATGGTACTTTAATGGCACCCTTGTTTTCTGGTAGAAGTGGTGGTTTTAGTGTTGCGACTCTGCAAGACGGTAAACCTTTTGACTCTCCTTTAAATAAAGAAGCATATAAAATAACAAAAAAAGTTTGTGACACATTAGAGATAAAGAAGTACAAAGTAATAAGATTTTTGTGGAATATGTATTTTCCAAGAAATCATACTGATTATCATCAAGACGAGTATACAGAAGATTATTTAAGTATTTTATATAATCCTCACACGACTGATGGAGGAACGTTTGTCAACAATATCTTTCACAGAGATAAAATGGGTCAAGCAAAAGTTTATAAAAGCATAGTTGAGCATAGAGGCAATCCCCCATCAAAAGATGCTATTCGTTTTAACCTTAATGTTTTAATAAAATGTTTCAAATAAAAGATAATTTTTTACCTGAAGATGAGTTTTTAAAAATAAAAAATACCTTACTTACTAACACCTTCCCCTGGTACTATGTAAATAATGTGGCGTATCCAAAAGATAATGCTATAGGAAATTTTTATTTAAGTCATACCGTATATGAAGATCAAAAGATACTGAGTCAACCCGCCCTTAATTTACTTGGACCCATTCTTTTAAAATTAGAAATAAAAAAACTATTTCGAGTAAAATGTAATTTTTATCCTCACACCCCTAAGATAAAAAAACACGCATTGCATCGTGATCATGATGACCCTAAATGTAACAGCGCTATACTTTACATTAACAACAATAATGGGTACACAGGACTTTCAAACAATAAAATAAAATCTATTGAAAATAGAGTGTTGTTTTTTAAATCACATCAAAAACATCACAGCACAACATGCACTGATCAAGACGCAAGAATCAATGTAAATTTTATTTATTTTTAAACGGATAGAGTGAAATAAATATACCGTCTTTTTTTATCTGACTTATTTTCTTTTAATTTAAAATCAATGTTTGAAGGAAGACATACAATAGTATTCTCTCTGGCTATGAAATTAAACTGGGGAATAAAATCAGTATGGTGGCATATAAATTCACCGGAATCTCTTTCAAAAAAAATTAAACCACAGTCTTCATCAACATCCACCATGTATAAACCTTGAAACAAAACATCGGTTGTAACAATTTTTAAATTTGTCTGGTCTTTTAAATCTTCATAGTATTTTATATTATCTATAAAGACATCTTGAGAGTTTATGTTATAATTCTTTACTAACCCAGCTGCAAAATTTTTTAACATGTCAGTAAACTTTGCCTTATCCACACTTTTTGTTTTTATCGTCTCTTTCTTAAACTCTGAATCTTTTTGATCCGTGAAAAATAAGGAGTTTGTAAATATATTTATTTGATGCATAAATTAAAAGATATGGATATTCTTTTTTCATTAGAGTTATTCATTTCTACTTCATGTAATAAATAAGAAGGAAAGATTAACAATAAGTTTTCAACCGGTTGTATATAAAAATGAGATTTAAAATTAGGATGCTCACTTTCTTGTTTCATTTCAGGGTGCATTCTAACAAATGTATTAGGATTAGTAAAAATTAATTTACCACAATTTTTTGGCGTCTTTAAATAATAGACTCCTGAGAAATGAACTTCGGGGTGTACATGAGATACATTATAACTGTTTTTGTAATTAATATTACACCATAAATTATCCAGCTTTAATTTTTTATTTAAATTTAAAAGTCTTTCATATTTATGAAGGTCTTCAGATATTAAATCTGAAAATAAATCTCTACAATTTAAATCTTTTTGATATCCCCCGTGGTTTGTTTTTTTATTTGATTTAACATTTTCTTCTAAGTCGTACACAATCTTCAATAATTGTTTTTTAATTTTTTCGTTGGATAGAGTTGAATGATATATTGAATCACAAAACATAATTTCTAAAAAACTCATTTTTTATCTCCCCACATTCTTCTTTGATCCTTATAAAAATCTTTATAAGGTCCCTTAGAATTTACATAATGTAAAAAAGCCTGCGCATGCCAGTCGCCTTCAAAAGGTTCTCTCCAATGTTCAACTTCACAACCTTTATATAAAACAGCGTCTCCTGGTTTGGTACTGCATTTTTTACCGCCCATGTATATCTCCCATGGTGTTCCATCCGAGTTAATGTGAACTGTGATACTGATTTCACACGAAGGTCTATCCGTGTGTTTGGATAAATCTGATTTATAGGTGTAGACTCTGAAATAAGAATACGTTGGTAACAGTTCTAACTTTGAATGTTTTTCAACCAACTTTCTTTTGTTTAACAACATAGATTCCATTAAAGGATCTCCATAAAAGCTGGAATCAAAATTACTGTTTTGATTATCAAAATTAAACTTGTTTTGCCGGTGTTGTATTCTACAGTAATCCGTACAAAGATTAATTTCTTCTTGTGTCAAAAAATTTTTAATTAATTTATACTTCATTATTTTCAATGTATTTCTTTAAGAAAGTTGTGGGCATAACATCAAAAGAAACAGAGACCCTGTTTTCGTTTGAATTATTTTCATGTATCTTATGATACATATTACTGGGAAACAATAATAATAACCCAGGGGCGGCCTTTACCCAAAAACGTTCTATATTATAAATGGTGTCCCCGTGTCTAGGCCCTACTGAGATGTCCCTATGGTTAAAGTTTTCAAATTCAATATCTCCACAGTCTTCTTTTGCTTTAATATAAATCACTCCGCTTAAAAAACAATTTTGATGTCTGTGAATAGTACAGCTGCTTTTGGGGGGAGCCCATGCCACCCAGGAGTTACTTATAATAAAATTAGTTTTATATTTAAAATAATTATCATTAATGAACCTTATAGATTTGATCACTGCGTTTTTTAAAGTCTCATATTCTTCTTTTTGTAAAACTCCTTCTACACCAGTATGAAAATTGTTTTGTTCAGGGTTCTCACTAATTTTATTGATAGGACTATGGACTGTTTTTTCTTTCTTTAATTTTGTTTCTAATTTCTTTAATTCATTTTTTTTTAAACCGGTTTCAATTGAAAAAAGAGGAGATGAAAACAAAGGCCACACATTATGTTTCATTATACCACCCATCCCACAACGGTTATTCTCTGTCCACTAGTCACAGGTTTAACGCAATGAGGATACATAAAATTACTGGGCCACATTATTAATTCACCAGGCTTACCTTCAACGGAAAACTCTTCATTGTTGGGTAATTTAAATGCCAGGTTTCCACCTTCATAGTCCTCATTACAAAATAAGATGCAACTTATGGTTCTCGGAGTAGTTAAACCGTGGTCCGTGTGCCATGTATAAAAATTATTTGTATCATATTTTAAAACGCTCATTTCAAAATTATGTTGATAGGTCAGGAACTCGGAATTAGTTTCTCGTTTGTACTCTTCCAAACATCTTAAAAAACAGTTATTAAAATAATTGTACCAATGAACATTGGTTAAACTCTTTTCTAAATCATTTAAAAATAACGTTTTAACATCCCTGACTTCAGTATTAACTTGCAATCCTTTTTTAGTGACAATGGGGGCCTCCTTAAAGGCTTTTGTTTTTTCAACGTAAGCTAAAAATTTAGACAACGGTTTTTCTTCTATAATTTTATACGTTCTAATAAAGGCATCTATTTCCATGATTTTTTATTCCAGTATAATGTTTTATATTTATGTAAAAATTTTAAAGAGAATCCAAATTTTTCTTTAACCAGGTCTTGTGATTTTTTTCCTTTAATCACCATTTTCCAACTTTCTCTTTTAAAAGGTATTACTTGAACATAAGGAGTTCCTTTTTTCAGAGTTGTTTCTAAAGTCTCATACTTATCTCCATTTATGATAAATGGAAAATTCACCTCTTTATCATATGTATCGGTATCAACAATCCCAGGTATTATACTAAATCTATCATCTGAATTATTAAGAGGAGGAACAAATAAACAAGAATAACCTGGAGGAGTTTTTATTCTCCAAGGATTCATAAACTTTAAAACTCCTTGATTATTATTTTTTTCAAGATGTGGACTGCCTTGAAGTTGTTGTGGAGAATGATGTTCATTTCCTTGTCGGTTTAAATTAACAAAATGTAAATTTAAAAGATCCGCTTCTTCTTTCATAGGACAGGCAAAACTAGAATCCTTTTGTCCATCTTCTTTGGTAAAATTATGATTAATATAAAAGTCTTGGGGCAGCTTTAAGATATATCCTGCAGACATTGAATCTAAAAAAGGCATGCAACCTTTCACTGTTTTATTTTGCCACGTATGATCTAAGTTTTTATACCATTCAGGTAAATTATTTTTTGCTGGAATAGGATAACTGTCTTTCAAATTAACGTATATTTCATGAGCGCTAAATTCTATTTTATTTTCAAACATTCTTATCCGTTTCTAAAAAAAATGTTTGCACAGTCCTAGAATCTTTATTCCAATCTATTCCCGCCGAATGAAATAAGGCAGCTTTAAAAATTATACATCTATTGGGCTTAGACCCAATTATAACATCAGGCTTTACTTGTTCTCTATATGAATACAGTCTTGTTCCATCCTCTATACTAAAGCTGTCAAAATATACCACACCGGCCCAATCAAAATTGTCGGAGTCTTGATGCACAAGGGATTCATTTCTTCCTTTATAAGGGGATTTTAAAAGTTCAGAAGTTAATACTTTTCTAAAAAAAGATTTAATTTTTTTAATTTTAAACTCTGTTTTTTGAATTAAAGTTTTTTCTGTAAGGTTGTATTCTATTTGATCTTTTTCAAAATCATCAGATTCCCATGTAGGGAAGGCTTCTAGTCTTGAGGGATAATAAATATTTTGAGGGACATGTAAACCTTTCATGTTACACGTTCTTTGAAAATTAGACATTAAGCCAAAATTTTCAGCAGTGTAAAAATCTTCTATTACAAATAAGTTTTGCATTTTACCTTTATAATTCTTTCGTACATTATAAAGACTTTATAATATATATTATAATAATTGTAAAGGGTGATAACCGACGTTACCGTTTATTGATTTTACGTATTTCCAAAAAGATACTGATGAATCTATTGTTAAAGAATCTATGTCTATGCCATTAACAGTTTCTATAAAACTCTCTAAAGAAGCTTTTTTAGTTTTATCATCCATACTATTGTAGGCCATTAAAAGTTTGTCTTTAGCGCTATGGTATTCTGCTTTATTCCAAGTAGGAGATATATCAACAACACCTAAAACTCCATCAGTAACTTTAAAGGTCGCTGTTTCTTCTAAAACTTTTTCTAAATCAGCATCAGATAGATCAACAATTGTATATACAGATTGTACTATGTTCGAAGCATCTAATTCTGCTTGATCAGCAAAAACTTTATAAACTCCACCATCTTCTAACGCTGACATTACTATTTTTGCCATAATTAAGAACCTATATTTTCGTAAACATAGATGAAACCAGATCCACCTGGACAGCCACCTTCAGCGCCTATGTTTGCTTGTGCCCCGCCTTGGCCTTGATATACCATACGGTTATTGGCATCAAAATTAGTTGGTGATTCGATTACAAAATCTAAACCCATTTGTCTTCTTAAACTCTTGTTAAGCATTGAACCTTTAGTAGAAGTTCCGACACTAGTTAAATCTACAGTTTCCCCAGAAACAGTTCCAACATTTCCCGGGGCATTTCCAGGACCTCCACCGCCGTTTCCACCATTTGCAGTTACTGTTGCAGGAGAACCAAAAGTAGTCGCCCCTCCAGCATTACCACTACTACCTTGTGATTGTTGTCCAGTTCCTCTAGCTCCAACTGAATATGCTTTTGTATAAGGTTGTGAAATAGGTGTCGCATAAGCAGCAAATCCTCCGGCAGCTCCCATTACGGTACCGGGACTTCTTCCGCCGCCGCCTCCGCCGCCACCTATGTAAGCTACAATATAATTAGCTCCTGGTTGGGCAGTGTAATTACCTGATGCAGGTCCAGTTATTCCAAATGTTCCAACTAAATTTGCACCAGCTGATCCAGAAGATGCACTTATAACTCTTCCTGAAGAGTCCACTGTAATGTCTGTTGCTGTAAAAGAACCTTTTGCAGATTTTATAATTTTTGGCATTAAGTTTTCCTCCTATTAATCTACCATTTCTACGTATGAAACATGGTAGTCTAAATCATTTGCGGCACCTGCTGTTACAGCTATGAGATCTGTTTCGTCTAAATAGATTGGTCTATCAATAAGACTTAACGTTGAATCTGCTGGCACAGAAATAGTGCTTGCAATTTTATAATAAGTTGAACCGTTGTCGTTACTAATTTCTACTGTTGCATCAACAGCGTTAGATCCGTCATCGTTTGCTAATAATATTGTATCAATTCTAACTGCAGTTTCTGCAGGAACGTCAATCATAGTTGTTCTATTAGTGTCTCCTAAAGTACCCATTGCATTTTTAGGTGTAATGGTTGCTATGTTAACTAGATTAGGTGTTGCCATTTTTTATTCTCCTTTTATATTAATACCCGAAAACCATGGAGAAGACAATACCTTTTCCATCTGTTGTTATTTTTTGTGTAGAACTAGTGCCATTAGCATTAGTTAATTTACCAACTCCTGTGCCTTTTGGCACTAAAGTAAGGTCTATATTAGAGTCTCCACCAACCGCTGAAATAGTAGGACTATTACCAGTCGCAGCGTTTGTTATATCAAAATGGTTGACTGCAGAGGCTGTTGTTTGAAATTGTAATTGTTCATTACCGTTTTCATCTCTTATTCCGTGATCATCGTCAAAATCAATCATAAAAGAATTGGTATCTAAGTTACCACCAAGTTGTGGCGACGTATCATCTACAACATCTCCACCAAATTCAACAGTAACTATATTTGGATTTGTACCATCATCTGCTTTTGCATAAGCAATAACAGTTTTACCATTTGCAATAGTTGCACTTGTTCCTGAACCACTAACATATTTAAATACTACGTTTTGAGATCCAGAAGTTCCATTTTTTAAAAGATACATTTGTTGAACATCTAACGGTATTGTTACATTTCTAGATGCAGTTAATGTTCCAGTAAATTCTATAACTCTATGTGCAAGTGTTGCACCGGTTGATCCATCTGATACGGATAATGTTGTATCCCCTGAATCTGAAACTGCTTGCGAAGCAGTACCACCAGCTAATTGTTCAATAATTTCTAAATTAGTATTAGTTTTTGTACCCCAAGTACCAGCGTTTTCACCAGTTGCTTGTTTTTCTATACCTAAAGGCGTATATGTTGATGCCATATTTTATCTCCTATGCAACGTCACTATAACTTGTATTTGATCCAGTTGCAACATTAGAAATAGTACTATTTGATCCTGTAGAAATTGAGCTCGGTGTCGTATTTGAACCAGTGCTCACTCCAGAAAAACTACTATTTGATCCTGTTGACGTCGCACTATATGACGAATTTGATCCAGTGTCAACATCACCGTAAACAGGAATTGTTGTAATTAAACCTAAACTAGATGTTATTGATAACCCTGTAAGACCAATAGCTAAATCTGCAACTGTTGTTGATCCAATAGATGCTGTGGCTGAAACACCAGAAATTCCTATTACATCAGCTGGTGTTATTGAGCCAACTGAAACTGTTGAAGAAACACCAGTTGGCACTACTACAGGATTAGATGTAATTGTAACATCTCCAACACTTGCAGTTGATGATTGACTAGTTAATCCCATAGCTTGATCAGCTATGGCAGCAACGGATCCAACACTTGCAGTTGATGATTGTCCACTTAATGTAATTCCTTCAAGTATGGTTATAGTTCCAACATCAAGTGTAGACTCAACTCCTGTAATTCCTAAAACATCTGCAGGTAAAATAGAACCAACACTTGCAGTTGAAGAAACTCCAGTAAGTCCCATAACGTCTGCAGGCACAAGAGAGCCAACATTTGCAGTTGAAGAAACTCCAGTAACTTGAACAAGAGAGTTTACAGAAGCGTCCCAAGGTTCTTCACCCCAACCATTTCTACCCCAACCAACAAGAGTTCCAGAATTAGAAAGATCACCTATGGCCGATGTTATTTCTTGCCCTGTTATTCCAATTACATCTGCAGGACTAATTTCTCCAACAGAGGAAGTAATTTCTAAGCCACTTAATTCTACAGTGTTAATAGTTGTGATTGTTCCAAGAGAAGATGTAATTTCTAGTCCTGTTGGTTTAATAGAATAGTCTACACCCCATCCAGATATGCCCCACTCTTGTCTCCCCCATCCTTCAAAGTTAGAAGATTCGGTTGTTCCTACAGCAGATGTAATTTCTAGTCCTGTTGGTGTTACGATAGTTTCTAAATCAACAGTAGCAGGAGTAAAATTAACATCTATTGGTCTATCAGAAAGATCTAGATCTACCACTGTAGTTGGAGTTCCAGAAGCAGTTCCTTGTGCGGATGTTATTGATAAACCTGTTGGCTCAACAGAATATTCAACTCCCCAACCAGAGTTGTCCCATTGTTGTCTTCCCCAACCCTCAACGTTAAAAGATTGTGGTGTTCCTAATGCAGATATTGTTCCAGGAGAAGTAATAGATACAACTACTTCATCAGATTGCCATGTGTTAGCACCCCAAGTGTTATTTCCCCAGGTTGATGCCATAAGGAAGACCTCCTTATGCTAATCTTATGATTGCGTTAGTTGCGTCTGCTGTTGGAAATTGAATTGTGAATGTTCCACTAGTTACAGTTTTATCTGCACCAAATGCAATTACTGCGCAAGCAGGGTCACCAGATGCTGAATCATTGTAAATTACCGCACCGTTTGCAGTAAACGACGCTGAAGTATAACTCACATCAGAAAAATCACAAAGAGCTGTTGTTCCAGAACTAGTTGGAGTTACACTCGTAAGAGTTGCACCTCCTGCAGTGTATGCAGTTCCAGATGAATTTGTAATTTCATTTGAAGTTGAATAAGCTGTAGTTGAAGCCCCTAAAGATGCAGAGCTAGTGTACAAAGCTATTTTAAATGTGTTTCCAGTTGTAGCTGTAAAATCGTGAACTCCTTTTAAAAGTTCTACTTTAAAACTTGTGCAAATCGCCGATGTTATTGCCATAATTTATCTCCTACGGGTTTGCTGAGGTTACTGGTATACGAACAGTGCCATCAGTGTAGTCATCTCTTCGTCTTCTACCAACTTGCTCGTTAGCAAACTTCTGTACTTCTTGTTTATATTTATTTTCGTATAAAGTCAACATATCTATTGGACCTTTTAAAAATCCATATGTTTCTGACAAACAGCAATATAATAGCCCGTTTGGAAAATTAAGACTAATATAATTAGTTGTATTATCTGAGGCCAAAGTAGCTGGCATTTTATTGAAATGAATTCTAAATCTATATGTTGTATTAGGGACCGGAGACACGATAATACGTCCAGAGTTAGTATCCCCATCTCCTGTTGCTCCACCATACATAGCATAATATTTAGGCTGACCTTGAGCTGCAGATGTGCCTGTAATATCTTGATATTCCTGTAAATATGTGTAATCTTTTTTCTCTAACCATCTATTAGCGCCAGTAATTTCTGATCCTGCAGTATCATAAACTTGGACTCCTCTTACAAACAAAGCTCCTCCCGGAACATTTATAGTTTCTTGACCCGCAACAAAATTACCTAATTGTTGTTGTCTGTCAGCATCTATAGGTATATCTCTCATAATTCTATACTGTGCGTTAAGAACTATATTTTCTAATGTAGAATCTGATAACACAGTAGAATCTGTTTCTGTGTAATTTCTAATCTGTGTAACTAATCCACTGTAACTTAATCCAGCCATTATTTTCCTTTATGTTTTAAACGTATCTTTTTTTGTTTTGCAGTTTCGCCCACAACCTCTTGTTCGTTTTTATAAATAGGTGTATCTGATTTTTCAGGATGTAACATTACTTCATGAGGGTCCATTTCCTCTTTTGGTGTAAACCAACCTTTAATTATATTTATAATATGTTTTATCATGCGCTTAATGTGACTGGTCCAACGGAACAGCCAACTCCTCCTCCTTTAATTTCACCAACTGTAGCAGTATCTGTATCAACTGTAAAGAAGAAGAAATTTGCCACAGCATAATCTGTACTAACTCTTGCACCATCTCTAAATATTCCAGTTGTTATTGCATATCCTGCTGCTTTTGCAATGTTAGCTCCTGTAATACCGTCAAAGTCTGCAGGATTATTATATTGAAATGTTCCTCCGCCACCAGTATTTAAAGCTGGTGTTCCTCTAAATCTATATGTTGTTCCGTTTGTTAAACCGTGACCGGGAGCTGTAACATTTATAACTCCTGATCCTGCTTGATAAGTTTCAAAACCATCTTCTGGAACAGAATATGGAACAGCATTTTCTGTTCTTGCAGTTCTAACATGTCTTAATGCAATACCATCAGCACTCTGTGGTTTTGGTTCTAACTGTGGTTGTTTTGGTTCAAACTCAGATACATGCACAAAAGATCCGTTCCATTCTCTAACCATTTCTCTGTATGGAAATTCTAAACCAGATCTATCTGATATTGCTTTTGCGTATTTACCTGTTGCGTATTTTGACATTATTTTTTACCTTTTTTCTTTTTCTTCTTACCGCCGGGTCCTAAAGGTTTATCTATTAAACCACCTTTTTTTTCACCTTTTCTCATCATGTCGGCCTTATCAGCCATCAAATTATTTAATTTTCTAATGGCTTTTTCGTAAACTTTAGATTGTTGACTTCCACTTAAATCGTAAAAATCTTTACCATATATTTCATCAGCTAATTCGTCTGCTATATTTTGTATTTTATCTTTATCCATAATTATGCTCCTGGGTAATAAGTTTTTGGTGTTATGTGTGTGCTAGAAGCAGAACCGTCTTCTGCTAATGCTCTTGCTAATTCATCTTCATAATAAAGTTTCATAGCTTGCACCATTTGTGGTTGATATTTTTGTGCAAGATAAAAAGCTAAACCTGAAGTCATACAAGGCACAAATCTAAACGGTATATCAGTTGCGTTTGTATAATCACCTACATCTTGAATTCTTTTTATGTAATAAATATGCATATCTTTAGATGCATTTGTTGAATCTGGTGTAGGGTAAACTTGAATACTTACATGATCAATAAATCTTTGTACAAAATATTGATTAGGTGTTCCTTTAGAAAGTTTGTTTGAGAAACCTCCATAAGATGATCTATCAACTTTTGTCATTGGACTATCTGATTGTGTAGTCTGAGTTCTATTAGATCTTAATTGTGCTTCAAGGACATCGGACATTCCATAAATGCCGTTTGTTGGTGTAGTAGTTGCAGAAGTTCCATCATCACTTGATCTAAAAAACTTATATTCTGCTTGACCTTCAATCATGTCAATATTAGTTTCTGCTATTTCCCAATAGTGAATACCTCTATTACCCCATTCTTGAAATAGGATATTTAAAGATCTTCTTGCAGATTTTAATTGATAACCGGCAACATTTTGTAAACCAATACGTTCAAAAGCTTCTTCTACTATTTCATCAATAGCAAAAGTTCTGTCGAACGTTGTTGTTCCCGAAGTAGTATTAGCCATCTAAACTCCTACGATTCGTAAACTTTAATCCATTCACAAACAATTGTAGCCGAATCTCCATCAGAACAAGCTGGTAAAACTACGTTAACATCACCTGTAAAACCAGTAGCTTCAGTGTTTTTTAGTCCACCAAAACTAGAATAATCATATTCCATTTCACCTGCTAAAGTTTGAAATACTACATCTGTGTCAGCGTCCCACTGCATTCTAATTGCATCCACTGGTGCCGTTACAGAAACATTAAAACTAATTTTATTTAATCTTACAGTTTTGCAAGTTTTATTTGCTGGACTTGAATTTAATGCAGAAACATCAACTATTTTAGTTGTGCCTCCACTAGAATCAGAAACTACATTGTAGTGAGTGATAAGTTTTTTTGATCCGTCGAATACAGTCGTGTTTAATACTGTGTCTGCCATGTTTTCCTCCTATTAAAGAGCGCCTGCATTACCAGGCGCTCCGAGTTAATTATTTATTATGACGCAAATACAAATGCACCAGTAGTTTGAGTTGTTTCTCTCGCTAATGATGATGCTATGTGCCATGTACCTTTTTCATAACAAATGAAAGCAATCTGTCCACCAACAGTCAGCAAGTTAGTTGCTGCGTTTGCTGGTGTGAAAGTTAATTTAGTTTCACCTGCTGCTGAAGTATCGAAAGTAGCTTCTGATGAAGCTCTTGATTCGATAACTGAACCAGTTGCCCAAACATCAGAACCAGCTGCATCAAAAACTAATGTTGCTGTTCCTCCAGTTGTGTCAACTGCTTGACAATAAACTACTATTGTACCTTGCGTTGCTGCAGGTAAAGTACAAGTTGCAGCTGCTGCACCTGTGTAGTTTATTACAGAAATAGTGTCTGCCGCTAGTGTAATACTAGTAGCTGTTGCTACATCTGATACTGATAAACCAGTTAAGTCAGGCATACCTGAACTCATTCTAGTTGTTACTGCTCCAGTAGACGTATTTTTAGTCGCTACTTGAAAGCCTTTTTCCGAACGTACCGGTCCGTTAAACGTTGTTGAAGCCATAATTTTATCCTCCTAGTTTCCGAACATAGTCTCTAGGCCGTCCACTATACGGGTCTATGTTCTAATTAATTGTATAGTAATAAAATTATACACTACATTTTAATAAAGCGCAAGGTAGCCTGTGATGTGAATTGAATTTATTCAACGATGTAGCTTTTTACTAAGTAGCTACAGAAACTTT